CGGCCTCTTCGTACAGACGTTCGAGAACTTGGTCATGGGAGCCGCCCGCAAGGCGAGTCGTCGACTTGACGATGACCTCGGGAGCAGCGGCGGGTTTGCGTGGGTTGACCTTCAACTGAGTCTCCAACTTGGCGACCGCGAAGGCGAACTTCACGGGGTCACTGATGGCCGCGAGCTCCTTGAGCTTGGCGGGGTCTTTGCCGATGGCGTAGGTGACGAGTGCAGGGTTCTCCGACCCGCTCACGATGATGCCTTGCTGCGTGACGTTGAGCGTCTCCGTGACGCTTGCTTCGGCGTCCTCGTAGTCGCGCACGCGGAGGGAGGCTTTCGCCTTCCCGTAGGCGTCGAGGCGTGCCTGCCATGCCTGCTTCTGCTGCTCTTCGGCCTGCTTCTGCTTCACGGCGTGCTCGTCAGCTTGCCGCTTGCGTTCGAACCATGCCGCGAGAGCCGCTTCGAACTTCTCTGCGTCGTAGTCGTGGTCTTCGAGCTTGGGTTTCGCGCCGACCGCAGGCGGCTGGTTCTCGACCTGCTGCGGCGTCTGCACCTTCGCTCGAAGCTCGCGCACCTCGCGCTGAAGCTCCCTCTCTCGTCGCCGAAGCTCGCGTACCCATGCGGGGGCGGCTTGCTTCGGCTCCTCGGCCTGCACCGGCTTGTCGCCGATGCTGACCTCGACCTCATCCTCGATCGCGTCCTCGTCTGCCGCTTCGGCCTCCGGCGTTGTCTCGTCGGCCTGCGGTGCCTCGGGCGTCTCGCCCTCGGTCGTCTCGGTTGCGGTCGTCTCTTCGGTCGTCTCCTCGGTTTCTTCCATCGTGCCCTCTGCTCGGCGATAGGCTCGCCGGTGGCCTTACGACTGCGGGGCGGGTCGCGCGGTAGTGGCTCGCGCTATCGCTTCGGCGGTCTTGATAGCCTGATCCTGTGCGGAAATGTTGACACTTGCAAGCGTCTTGACCGTTTCGGCCTTCGTCTTCTCGCTGTTGGCGAGCGCGAGCGCCGTGTCGGCCTGAGCCTTCATCGCCTTCGCTTGCGCCTCTTGCGCGGCGGCTTGCAGGTAGAGCGCTTGCGGGTCGGGCTGCGCGTTTGCGGCGGCAGCCGCCATCTGCTGCGCCTCTTCCTCGGTCGGCTGAATCGCGCCCATCTGCACGAGCTTCTTGCGGAAGAACGAGCGCACGTCGGAGATGCCCTCGCCCTCGATGTTCATCATCGCGATGGATTCGAGGACGGCCTTCGTCTGCGGGTCGGAGGCCACCGCGATGAGCGGCGTGAGCGCGCGCACCATCGCCGTGCGCTTGCTCTGCGACGACGGGCCAACTTCAACGCTCACGTCGAAGCGTGCGCGCGAGAGGTCGTTCTCCATCTCGACTGCTCCCGTCTCGCCGATGGTCGGCTTCAGCAGCTCGACGGCAGCCGCGCCGCCCTCGGCGTCGACGGTCTTCATCGTGCGCCCCTCTTCGACGTACACCTCGCGCGCCATGCCGAGCCACACTTCGCCGCAGCGCTTCATCGCCTTCGCGAAGTTGGAGACGTAGATGAAGGTTTGCATGTCGAGGCGCTGCTGCACGGCGGCGACCGTCTCCGCTGCGACGTTCGCGCGCACCTGCTCGCCGGCCTCGGCGTTGCCGAGCACGTCGCGCATGTCCTGCTCTGCGATCTGAATCAGCGCGGCGAGAGCAGGCGGAACCTGCGGCGGCTTCGTGTAGCCGAGCGGGCCCGCCGGTGCCGACGAGCCGTCGGGGTTCGTCAAGCGATTGAGCAGCAGATACGGGAAGTTGCGCAGGTTGTCCTGCTCCCACATCCATTGATGGCCCGCGACCTGCTCGGGATCAAAAAGCGGCTTTTCGACCGACGAGAGCGCACTGATTTCGGCGAGCTTCGAGCGCTGCATGTTCGCGATGCGCTGCGCGTCTTTCGCAAGGCGGACGTGCCCCATGCACCGCTCGATGTTGTCGACGAACCAGCGCTTGCCGTACGTGACGATGATCGGGATGTTCGGGCCTGCGATGAGGCCGAAGTCTTCGAGCACACGACCGCCGGAGAGCAGGTACTTGTGCACGCGGCGCGTCTTGCGACGCTTCGACGGAAGCTCGGTCGCGCCGGTGCTCATGAGCATCTGTTCGAGCGTCTCGTCTTCGTCGAAGTCGGCGCGCGTGTACGTCTGCTCGGAGCCGTCGAGCAGGCGGAACACGCGGAGCGTCTCCGTGCGCTCTTCAACGCGATAGTATTCCGCGATATATACAACGTCTGGACTGCACCAGTCGAAGTACGTCTCGTAGATTTGCTTCGGCCAGCTCGACGGGTTGTCCTCGAACTGCGCCTCGTACTCCTCGGGCGTCATCGACGAGATGACGAAGCAGTAGCGCGCATCCGACTTGTCCTGCCGCTTCGCGTCGAGGTCGAAATAGACCGACGTGTCCGCGTCGAAGATGGGCTCGATGCGGATGCGCTGCTTCTCGTTCTCCGGGTCGAGCTCGTCTTCGAGCACGGAGCGAAGACGCCATGCGCCCATTCCGCCGCCGACGGCTTCCTCGAAGGCGTTGTCGTACGCCTCGTCGGCGACGCTATCCTGCTCGTCGGCGCGGTAGAGCCCGTCGCAGAGGTCGGCGAGCTTGTCGGCCTCGCGTCCGTCCTTCGGCACGTAGTCGACCGTGATGCGGTTCGCGCGGTACTCGTTGATGATGCGCATCACCGAGAGCGCGACCTTGTTCACCTCGAGCCGCGGGCGGTTCTCGAACTGGCGCTGAAGCGGGCCTTCCCACTGTGCGCCCGCGATGCTGTAGAAGCGCCGGTCGTCGAGGCACTGACGCCTCTCATCCTGAAGCGCAAATTGGATCGTGTTGAAGCGGCGCAGGGCCTCGTCGTGGATGCGTGCGAGCTTCGCTTCTTTCGTCTCGGCCATGCCTCGCACCTATCACCGACGCCAGGCGTGCGCCACGGGTTGCGGTGGCTGGAGTTGTACGGGCTTCGCCGCTTGCACCCGACGCGCGCCCTCGCAGGCGTAGCGCAGGGCGTCGATGACGTGGTTGTCGCGGTCGTCGAGCACCGGAAGGACGGCGCCGGTCAGCGGGTCGGCCTTGTAGGCGTAGAGCGTCAGCTCGTCGATGAGGTGCGTGCAGCGCGGGTGCACCACGATGTCGTGCGACTTCAGCCACTCGACGCCCTCTTCGAGCGAGCGCGGACCCTTCACCGCTGCCATGATCTTCGGGAAGCCATGCTTGCGCATGTGCGCGATGGTCTCGGGGCGCGCCGAGTCGGCGACGATGGGCCACGTCTCCGAGCCGGGCACCGTCAAGAAGAGCGCGGGCGTGTCGACGATCTCGACGCCGACGCCGTACGCCTCGTGGTCGACGTAGAGCGTGCGGCCTTCGATGTAGCAGCGCACGAGCACCGTCGGGTCGACGGCGAAGCCCCAGTCTGCGCCGAAGCGAATGACCGCATCGCGCGGTGGCTCGAACTCCTCGACGCGCCAGTTCTTGAAGACGCGCCGCTCCGAGTTGCGCAGGTACTCTCCTGCCCACACGTGCCTGAACTTGTCGGGGTCGCGGCGCCGGTCGTATTCGAGCTCGGCGCGCAGCACTTCGGGGAACCAGGGATTCGCCTCGTAGTTCACGCCGACGACGACGGCATCGGGCGGCAGGCGCTCGCCGCGAAGGAGCGCGTCCACCGGGTCGGTCGACTGAGACGGGTTCCAGGTGAACCACAATTCGCTGCCGGGCTTGCGGATCGTCGGGCGCAGAAGATCGAGCGAGCGCTGCGAGAGGCTCTGCGCTTCCTCGACCCATGCGCAGTCGTAGCCCTCGAGCGACTTGATGCTGTCGGCCGTGTGGTTCTGCATACCCTGAAAGATGATGCGCCCGTCGCCCTTGCGGCTCTTGATGACGGCCTCCTGCACCTCGAAGTACGCGCCGACGCCGAGCGCTTCGATCTTCGCCTCGATGAGACGCTTGACCGACTGACTCAGGCTCTTCTGCACCTCGCGCACGCAGACCGTCGACCGGTTCGGGTCGAGCACGTGCGCCTCGACGAGCATCTCGGCGAAGGCGTGCGACTTGCCCGAGCCTCGTCCGCCCCACGCGCCCTTGTAGCGCGCCGGAGCGAGGAGGGGCATGAACCACCGCGGCGTCTCGATGCGAAGCGTTTTAGAGGCATCCTGGCGCGAGGAACGGGCGCTCTTGCCGCTGGTCGCCTTACTCGCCGCCGTCACGCTTCACCTTGTCGACGATAACCCGCTCGATGCGTGCGAGTTCGATGGGCGCTCCGTCCGCGCCGGTGATCTCGTGCCGCTCCGTCTCGCGCCAGCGAGCTTGCGTCTTCAGGAAGAAGATGGCCGACGCTGTGTCGCCCGCGAGAGCTTTCTGCACGAGTCCTTGCGCGACTTTGCCGATCGCCTTCGCCTTTCCCCTTTTGTAAGCCTCAAGAATCGTGGAATCACGCTCGCACATGGCCGTAAACGTGTTGTGCGCGATTCCAAAGTAGGCCGCCATCTGCTCGGTCGAAAGGAACGCTGCGAGCGTCTCGACTTCGGCGCGCTGCTTGTCGGTGAGCACCTTCGGCTTTCGTCCTGCTTTCATGCTGTCCTCGGCTGTTTGCGAACGGTTTCGCGCAAGATAAGAGGCGCCGTAGATCTCCAGTTGATGCGGTGATGAAGTCTGTAGCTAGGACTTCGAGGATCGCCAAGCTCGCCAACTTTCACGCAGCTCGGTGCGTACATGACCGAATAGAAGCTCTTCACATAAGTGCCGCTATCCAAATACATTTCCGTCATCCCGCCAGCGTTCGACTGCGTTGCGAGTTGGTTTACCTGTGCTTGCATCGTCGTAAAGAATAGCAATCCACGGCGCGTTCCTTCCGTGTACGTGTTTACATCTTCGTTCACGCGCCCCTGGAATTCAAAAGGCCTATCGGTCGAACAAATGAAAGAGTTCATCGCTTTCCGCTTAAGACGAGGAACCTTTGTACCCGCCGCATCTCCTCCGATATGGTCGCCACCCTGGCTCATCGCCACGCTGTGGATCGGCGCAGATTTGTAAAAGTCAAGCAACGCGCACAAAATGCCGTCAAGATTTTTGATTCTTGGCGTATTTCCGTAGTTTAAAGAAGAATTGAAACGAATATAGAAACCTGAGTTGTAATCGTCATCAAGCTGGATGAAATACTTGCACCCGACCTGCTTCGCGAGGTCGAAACATGCGTTGCGCGCGTAGAAAATTGCACGCCTGTCGTTGAAGTTATCGCCCTCGTCGAAGCGCTTTGCGATGTCAGACTTCGAGAACGTGAGCACGGCGTCACCGAATCGCTTCCTGTACTCGCCTCCGGTCTTGTCCTCGTCGTCGATGACGATGAATACTTTTCCGGTATATCCTGAGCGCTTTAGGTTTTCGTATGTGTAAACCCTATCTGGGCGGCCGTGCGTGAGGATAAACGCGCAGAAGTCAGGAGGCATCGCCATTCCAGCCCTCCGCGTCTGCGAGCTTTCCGAGTCGTTCGGTCAGGTGCACGAATCCGTTTTCGATCGCCTTGTCAAAGTCGATGATGACTAGCGCGGAGCGCTCGAACAGGCCCTGCGTCTTCTCGTCGGCGTGAGCGTAGAACTCGGCGATGTTGCGGAAGTTGAAAACCGTATGCCGCTCGGCTGCGAGGCGCAGGAACGCCGAAACGTCGGGCGGCAACTTCGCCGCGTCGATCTCGCGCACGAGTTCCTTCGCCTTCGAGTTGTCGAACAGCTCCTCGACCTTTGGGCGATCGCCCTTCGGCTCGTAGATTGGAGCCTCGATCTTCTTCGTGTACGTCTCGCCGTCGAGTTCTTTCGCCTCTCCGGCCTCTGACGTTGCGCCGCTTTGCTCGTCGATGCCCTTGATCTCTTCTTCGCCGAACCCCGTCAAGTCAAGGTCAAACCCAAGCTCGCCGAGTTCGCCGAGTTCGAGCGAAAGCATATCGGCGTCCCACCCGGCGTTCAGGGCCAACTTGTTGTCGGCGATGACGTAGGCCCGGCGCTTCGCGTCGCTCCAGCCACGGGCGACGACGACGGGCACCTCGACCATGCCGAGCTGGCGCGCTGCGAGCACGCGACCGTGGCCGGCGATGATGCCGCCGTCTTCGTCGACGAGAACCGGCGTCGTCCAGCCCCACTCGCGAATCGACGCCGCGAGCTGCGCCACCTGCTCGTCGGAGTGCGTTCGGCTGTTGCGCGCGTACGGCGTGAGCTTGTCGAGCGACCAGCGCTCGATCTCGTCGGCTGGGTTTGTCTTCCCGATTGTAATCTCTTTCCCTACCTTTGATTTCATCTTTCTTTCGCCTTCTCTCTGCTGCGTCAAAGCGTAGCACGTACTCGTCAACGCCGCATCAGCGAGGGTACCTGGGTACCTCTTCTTAAGAAGAGAGGTACCCTTAGGTACCCATCTAGATGCCTTTGCCCCCCGTACCTAGGTACTCTCAGGTACCTTTCAGGTACCCTCAGGTACCCATCATTTCGACGCGATGCGCAACGCACTTGCGTTTACATCGTCGCACACAATCCACCCGTGTTCATGCTCTGCGATGATGCCGCCATCGGTCAGAGCTTGGATGAACTTCCCTCCGCTTGGCTTCATCGCCTGCTTGATGTAGCTCTCGCTCTTGCCGTTCTTCGCCATGTACTCGCGCAGGGCGGAGCGCGAGAGGTACGGCAGCCCATCGCGGAACTCGCAGCCTGAATCCCACCAGGCTTTTTCGAAGGTCGAGCGCGCCTCGGCGAGCTTGCCGTCGACCTTGATTCGCGGCGGTGGAGCATCCGCGCGCACGAACACCGCCCCCTTGATCTCCTCGCCGTCCTCGTCGACCCACCCGAGGGCGACGGGCTCGAGGCGACCGAACATCGGAGCGGGCGGTTCAGCGTCCTTCATCTTCGCGCAGGAAAGCTCGATGGTCCCGTCGTCGGCCTTCGACACCATGATCGAAGCGTCAAGGCTGGCTTTGAACGCAGAGCTGCCACGCGCTCGCCCCTTGGCCCCTTCGCCGTGCCCGACGTGGTGATTGAGCACGACGGCCGAGCGCAATGCACTCGCGACCACGTTGGCCGCGTTGAAGAAGTTTCGAACGTCGCGCGCTGCGTTCTCGTCGCCGGACATGTGGTTGTTGACGGTGTCGATGACGACGATCACCGAGTCGGCGTCGGTCAGCTCGCGCACGGCTGCGATGATCTGCGCCGCAGCCGAGGCCGAGTCGAGGTCGATGCCTTTGTTGCTGATGAGCAGGTTGTCGAGCTGCTCGACGCCGTG